GCGACAATGATCCCCAAATACATATTTAGGGTTTTCCTCTTCACACGCATCAACTGCGGGCTGTAAGAAATCGTAGGCCCAATCCACTAAATACTCAGCGGTTGTATGCCATGTCTTGATGGGGCCACCGCCCCAGGTTGCTCTAGGTTGCACTATGGTAATTTCAACCTCAGTGTCTTCACTACCATATCTTGATAACGCTCCCAAAGCGTAAATCATTGCTTGTTTGTTTTGATCTGGACTGACGGGATATTTACCAGTCTTTAGATCTATGACACACATTCTCTTAGGGGTTACGATAAGTGCGTCAGCGTATCCATATAGATTATCTGAAATCTCTTCCAATCTAACCTTTTGTTCAACAAGCAATCTCCCGTCAATTTCTTTAGTGCGATTTTGCACATAATCTACATAAACCTTGGCACAATCTATCATGTCCTGGTCTACCTCTATTTCAAAATCCTCTACAAATTCTTTTTTGCCTAGCCAATAATCCTCCAGGCTAACGTCTACTAAAAAACCTTTTAGTAATTGTTCAGTCATGGAATGTATTAATGTACCGACAGCAGCAGGTACTCCAACCTGGTAGTCAACCTTTGCTGCTAGCTTTGGCATCCCTGGACATTTTGTCCATTTGTCTGATGCAGATGGGCTAAGTAGTGCGTGCTTCATTTGATACCTTTGACTCTTCCTCTACCTTTAAGATCTCTTCCATGTCATAGACAACTTTTCCAGCCAACTTTACATAGTCTGGCCCCATCTTTTTATTTCTCCAGTTTTCTATTGTTCTAGGTGATCTCATCCAGCGTTCAGCGAGTTGCTTAGTATCAATAAACTTTTTTTCACTATTACTCATGTTTTACTCCTCTTTGTTTTGATTTTTATAATCATATACGCTAATATACTCGTTATCAAGCATTAATTTAAAAATATAGGAGGAATTATGAGCATTGATAATATAACACCAGAGCAATGGGATCAATCAATAGATAAGTTGGCTACAAACAACCAGGTAGGTGGCACGCACTATAACCATTTGAAAATACAACCAATTGATTATATATATGCTAATAAGCTATCCTATAACTTAGGTAGTTGTTTGAAGTACATAACTAGAAATAAAGGAGAAAGGGAAGACAGGATAAAGGATCTACAAAAAGCCATACATTTTATCTGTCTTGAATTAGAAATGGTACATGGTGTTGATTGCGATGGTAACGACATTGGCAAATATTCTGTAGAAGTATCAATAAATGAGTAAGGTAATTATGAATTTATGCGAGTTTGAAGATCCAATTTTCATTGAGAGAAATGGAAGGAAGCCTGTATATATAAATAAACATCTGGCTAAAAAGTTTGCTGATTTCTGTGAGAACCAAAAAAAGGATCAACATAAAGTTGCTGAGTATTTAATATCTTTGGGTATTAATACTATAGAGCATTATGAAGATCCTAAAGTTCTTCTGGACATCGAAGCTCTTTAAATAGATCTTCTGTATTTTGCAACGAATCTGTTGCTTGGATATCTTTGTCTTCAACGGTTATCTGTCCTTTACCACAAGGGAAAGCAAATAAAACCTTTTGACAATTTAGTGCTACCAAAGCATACACATCTATATCACCCTTATTATAAAACCTATTTTTAGAATGAGAACCACAACGCAAATCAAACCTCCAGTTTTTTCTAGCTTTCTCTATTTGTTTTTGTGTTTTGACCTGGCACTTGTAAAGAGTGTGGTCAACCTCAAAGATGATGTCGGCTTTAGATCCGTGTGGCATCACGGTAACGGTGTCCGAAAAAGCAGAAAGCACCGAGGCTACTAAATATTCTCCAGAACGGCCAACTCTTTCTGATTGGCGGGACATTTAACTAATTCAGCAGGCTGTTTAAATACTCCAACCTTTGTAGCTCTTCTGGAGTCATTTGTTTTTCTTGCTCTCTACCTATTGCGGATCCCAATCTTGATGCCCTGGCGGTTGGCAACACGGCTTGTTGCGGTATTGCTCCAAAAGCTCTTCTCGTTTGCCCTGCTTTTAATGCAGCCTCACCCATAAGCCTGGGTGATTGAAAAGGTAAGGTTGCTGCCAATCCTGGTTCAAGAAATGATGCTATGGCTGTCCCAGAGCCAACTGCACCCTGTAAACCTCTTGGTCGGAACTCACTTAAAGCTTGTCCAGCGAGATCTGGTAAAAGATCTGGATCTAATTTATTTAGCATGTCCAATCTATTGCCATAAGATGTGTTGACATTATTTCTCATCGTTGACTGTAATTTTCTTAAAGTAGTTCCAGCTGCACCTTTTTTATTTAATGACAATTCTTTTGCTAATTGTATTTCTAAGTTTAACGCCTCTTCATAAGGCCTCATAACATCTGCATATCCTGGTACTTGATCTAAAATTTCATTTTTTACTTTAGATCTTATGTCTGCAATAATTCTTTGCTCACCCTTTGCCTTTGCTTGTAATGGATATAGATCGTCTATTTTTCTTTTTAATATATCTAAACCTTCTGCGGTATGGGTTTTTGGATTTGATGCAAACTCATCAACAACATTTTTTACATCTTGTAATTTTTTAATTGTAGGAGTGTCGTATTTTGGTATGCCTTCATAAAAAGAATCAGCGACAAGCTCGCTCATTTGTTTTTGTATTGGTGCAAAGTCTATGGGTTGTTCCGCAAGCTTCAATCCTTTTATACCACTTGTATATTCAGCAGCTCTTTGTGATCCCATGTCTTTCAAAGCAACAAATGCTCTATCAACAACATCTAATTGCCCTGTGTCTTCTCGCATGTTTCTTATAAATCTTTCTTGAGCAGATCCGCCTGTTGCACCAGCTTTAAAAGCTTGGCCTATTGCTTCTGATCCCACACCAGTTGTTAATCCTAAAGTTTCTTTTGCTGCGGTGCTTACAGGACCAGCTACCTTTTGTGCGCCTTTTAATGATAATCTTACTGGATCTATGGCTTGTCCAACCTTACCAACCTTTTCTGCTGTAGCAGCTAATTTTGGTGCTTTTGCTGCAATAGTAGCTCCACCTGTTAATACAACTGATGCGTCAGCTAAAAAACCAGCAGGATCTTTAGCAAAGGTTTGTTTTATATTTTCTAAACCACCATATCTATTTGCAAAGTATTGACCTACAGCCCTGGCTGTCTTTTCGTCTTTTTGCTCCCCAGGTATTGCCAATTGGACTATTCCTTTTCCCAGAGCATAAACTGATTTTGCTGTTGTTATGGGTTGTAATAATGGGGTTACTATATCTTTACCAAGCTGTAGTGTGCTTCCTGGTAAATTTTGTATAGCTTGTTTTAAGACTGGCTGCTCGACTTTAGGTGCTGTAGCAACAACCTCTTCAACCTCCTGTACCTTTAAAAGATCATCATATAAAGACATTTATACTATCGCCCTCCGCTTTCTTGTTCTTTTAATAGTTTTGCATATCTTAAAATAGACTGTTTTTCCTCTGTGGTAGGAGCTTCTTTATATCTATTAAGAACCTCTTCGCTTGTCATGGATTTATATTCATCAAACAATACTGAATCTAAAATGTTGTCAAAAGTTACATCATCTTTTTCGTAACCTTTTAATGTTCCTTTGTCCATCCAATAAGCAAGTTGGTTATCTTTACTTTGTTTAATTGATTTTAATTTCGCGCTAAGTCTTTGTAGCCTAGGAATATTTAACTCTTCTGGAAGACTTTGGTTAAAAGATGCTCTTATAAGTCTGTTAGCCTCTCTTTCGGTAAACTGTGCGCCTAGTGTCTCTCTCAAAGATTGGAATGTTATATCACTAATCTCATCCAGGAACCCAACCGCTCCAGGTGCCAATACTGGTTTAAGAGCCTCTGGAATAAAAGCAAACCCAGGTCCAGATACATTTTCCTCACCAGCATATAACCTGTTAATTTTGTTATCCAGGTTGGCTAAATTTGCATCCACTTGCGCGGATCCGCTTGATACCCATTTTTCTGCTGTTTGCGTAAATCTTTCGTCAAGTTTTTTTTCTCCAGGAGTTAAAAGCAAACCACCAGATTTAGCTTTTTGTTTTGACTCTTCAAGTTTTCCCATTGCTTGCGGATCATATTTTATAGCTCCAGTTATGGCTAAAAATTGATTTTTTAATACAGGATCTTTAATTGTTTGCGCAAAATCATAGTTTTGTATTGCAGCTGTGTCATCTCCCTCGTCCGCGGGAGCGTCTACGTCTAATACAGGCTTGCCAGTATCAACATAATAATGAATACCGCCTTGCTGAACCGTTTTCCTGGGTTGTTGTTTAAAAGACTGCATTACTGCTTGAGACTTCAGTGGTGTACTTAGTTGTTTATAAAAATTCTTTTGTGTTTCTGGAATGTCCAGGGCGTCAATTGATGCGTTTAAAGTTCTTTCATTTCTAATTCTTGCATCTTCTGCATCCTCTGCTGCATATTGCTTTTGTATACCAGATACTGTTGCGAAAGGATCTCCACCTTTTAGCGCAGTTCCTGTTGCAGAGAGCGCCATACCAAGTCTTCTTTGTTTTGCAATTGCTTGATCGTATTCCTCTTGTGTTAAGGGTGTTTTTGGTTTTCCTATTCCCATGATATTTATTATCCTGTAGGTGCTGCTGGGTTAAAATATCCACCAGATGCCAAAGCTCCAGCTAATTTTGCTGCATCACCTACTGCTCCCAATGGTGATCCAAATTTTTCTTCAACTGTGTTTCTACCAATTAAAGCTGGCATACCTTGTATACCCTGTCCAAACAATCCTAATTGATATGCTGGGTATTGTTGTTGTCTCATAAACTCGCTGAAGTCAAAGTCTCTGCCTTGTTGCTCTAGTCCTCTAGCCAAACCACCGTAACCACCAAGTAATCCTAGTGCTTGCGTTTGTCCGCCTAATAAACCACCCAGGAGTCCAGCTTGTTGTTGTCTGCTTCTTAGCTCCAGCTCGGGGGCGAGCATGGCCATCTGTTGTTGTCTTGCTATGTCAGACTCAGCAGCTCTTTGCGCTTGCTCAAATCCTGACTGTCGTAAACCAGCAACTGTCCTGGCTTCTTGTTCTTGTAAAGGTCTTAATGCTTCTTGCTCGTATATAGTTCCTCTTGAGCCACCAAACGCACCAGATCGCATTGCTACATCTTGCGCTTGCTGTTGTTGTAAATCTCTACGTCTAGCAAAGTCTTGCTCTGTTAGGTCTATAACTTGTTGTTGGTAAGGTGATTGATATGCACCAATATCTACATCTAATAAAGATTGCACATCTCCCATTTGTGGAGCTTGTTGACCAGCCAATTGCTGTAATTGTCTTGTGGGATCAAATCCACCAAATGCACTACCAAACAAACCCTGTATACCAGCACCCATTTGCATCTCTTCTGGAGATAAACCAGCAAACCTATCTCCAGTATAACCCTGGAATGGCATGTCGGCTGCTTCTTGCGCTCTAGCTAGATAGTCTTGATAGGCATCTTTCTGCCAATCTGGTAGCGTTGCCGTGGCTTCTGTTTTTGTTTTTCCTTTACTCATAAATCTTTTCTAATTAAATGTTCTGTTACAAATCCAAGATGTTTAAGCTTTCTTGTCCATCCTTTTCTGCCACCACCGTAAAGCCTTTTGACTCCACATTTCTTTGCGTA